GGCTCGGCCTTGTGGCAGAAACTATGCGCTGGGCAGAAGCGACACTGATACCAGCTGGGATCGGCGCTCAGTGGCTCAGGCATCCGGTCGGCCAATGCAATGCGCTGGCCGCGTTCAATGGCCTTCTCAGCTATGGCGCGATCGTAACGGACGCGCTCGGTATAGATCCGGTCATCATCCTTGCAGACAGCTAGATAAAGCGCACGATCGACATTTGTTCCGTGCATATAAACCTGCATCTGAATAAAGTGCATCGGATTCGACTTCTCGACGCCATTCTTGACCATATCGTCAAAGCTCTTCTTCGAGTGTGTCTTGAACTCAGCGATGTGACGCTTCTTCGGAGCCTCCGGCACGCCACGCTCAATGATGCCATCGAGGCTTCCAGAAACGTGACTGCCAAAGCTCACGCGCTTTTGATTGCGATCACCAGCATGGCGAATATCAATCCCGATTGCACGCAGATCAGAGACAATGGTCGCCTCCTCCATCTGTCCGCGCCTGAACAAACGCAGAATGCGTCCCTCGAACTCTTCGCGGACCGCCCAGCGAAACGATAGCCAAAGCCATCGATCGCATGGATGGCCCAGCAGGCTGCATCCAAGATGTGGACGTGGCTTTTCTGCTTGACTTTTATGGTATTGGTCAATCAGGCTTGATATGGTATGGACTGGTTCTGGCAGCTTCATGTCTGTCTCACTTCCTGGTGAAAATTAGGCCCAGCCAGATCCTCCCTTCTGCACTGGCTGGGCCTTCTTATTACTTAGCCCAAGGCGGCTTTGATCCGCCAGGCGCAGACGTTGCAGCAGGTGCCGCAGTGCTGGCCGGAAGCGGTGTCGAACCGTTCAGCGACTTCCAGCCACCAACTTCATTGCGATCGTCATGATAGCCATTGGCCTTGTCGTTGTCAGTTGCCTTGCGGATCTTAATCTTGACCTGCAACGCTCCGCCAATCAGCTGATCGGTGTCTTCGACCTTTGCCAGGCCGATGGCGCGCATAATCTCGCCAAGCTGCTGGCGACCGATTTCTTCGGCCTTCTGGCTCTGATTGCGAATGTTCACGCTTGCAAACACAACGCGGCCTTCGTGAGTTGGTCCGGTGATGTCGTAACGCATATCAATCTTCGTTCCAGTTCCGCTCTTGGTCTGGCCGAGATCAGCCTTCGTGATCGTGACGTTATACCAGCCTTCAGGAATCAGATCATAGGAACGATCAGAAACCGGAAGCTCGTCGGTCGAAAATGTTTCTCCAAGAAATGCCATGTCATTAATCCTTTGCAGTGATGGTGAATGAAGGACGCCCAGGCGTTGCTGTGATTGCGTCCAACAAGGGAGTTGTGATTGCCTTATCCGCAGCCTTCCAAGCGGTCATTGCGATCTCAGGCTTCCAGCGGAAAAGGCTGGATAGGTGATCGGTCAGCCCATGCTCTGCCGCAATCTCTTGCAGCTTGTCAGCATTGACCTTGCGATTGATGCGGCCTTCGATCTTGATCTTGAAGGTCTCGGCCTCGATGTTCTTGGTGCCTTCGAAGTCCTCTGCGACCTCAAAAGATTTGACCATGATGTCTTCAATCGCTCGGCGTTGCTTGATCGCCATTGCCTCTGCGGCCTTGGCTTCGATCCAGTCTTGATAAATTGTCATTTCAATATCCTTCATCATTGTTGTTGGATATTTTTATGCCAACTGAATTTATTTGCGGTCCCTTTAATGCATTAGCTAAAGCTGATGCAGCCATAGCATTGGCTTCAATTGATCTGGCAATTGCCTCAATGGCCATCACATTATGCTTATTAGTTGCTGGAATAGATGTGCTAATGCTGCAGTTACTAATGGTGGTTGTGGGCAAATCACTCATGCCGCACCTCCGATCTTGGAGATGATCGCACCAAGGTCTGGCGCTTCCCATCCTTCGAGCTTGCCGGAGCGATCCTTCGCCAGCCAGATGCCATCGCTATCGCACATGAGTGCACGCTGGGTGTTGCCTTCGCCATCCTTCTCAACCCGAAGCGCAAGCACCTCGTCAAAGAAATATGGCAGGCCTTGTGTCAGCGACTTGCCTGGCATCGATGGATTGAAAAGCAGCTTGCCCATTTCATCCTGCGACTTCTCCAGTTTGGCGCTCATGTAAACGTGCTTATTTGGCAAGTCGCGGAAGGCGCGGATCAGTTCCTGCATGGTGGTGTTCAGTTCACCATAAGCAGCGCGGCCATCCTTGTTGCGCTTCAGTTCATGCTGAAGAACGACCTCGGCCACCTCGCTGATGCTGTCGAGCGCAACGCTCTCAAAGTCAGCGGCTTCCTTGCTATCCTTGCACCATGCAAATGCTTCCATCAGATCGTCCATGTTGGCGATCTCAATGAATGGAAGGTCGGCATCCTGAATAGAAAGCAAACCACCTTCAGCCGATAGCACAACCGGATTCGGAAGCGTGCTAATCAAGCTGGTCTTGCCAGCGCCTGCCTGTCCGTAAACCAGCAGCTTTACTCCATTGGCGGTCAATCCGCCTGTCTTCTTTAAGTTTATGGCCATAAAAGGCTCCTTCGTTCCAGCACCTGTCGGACGATCCAGTCGGTGCGTGAATTGGTCTTTACAGGGCATAGGTTCGTATGTAAAGGGCAAAAATCACATCTTGAAGGAATAAGATCATGGTCGAACTGGAATGGATTAGGCACGGTCTATATGATCGCAGGCCGAAAATGGTGGCTGAGAAAACTGGACTCCATGTTAACACGATCATCAATATCAGAGATGGCCGTGAGACAAATCCTAAGTTTGAGACGCTCAATCGGCTGGCTTTATATCTGAAAGGACAAGGGGAGTAATGGCTGACCTAACGAATATTCTTGGTGGGCCTTGGTCGCCATCGAAACCAGCCGAGCCAGATCCACCAGAGCTTCAACTGCGCCATGCAATGCAATCGGCTGGGATGACACCGCCAAAGGAAATCATTCTCGATGGCAAGATGCACCGCTTCGCAAGCGGAACAAAAGGCAAGCCAGGCCATGACAAATCCGGCTGGTATGTGGCTTATTCAGATGGCATTCCGGCCGGACGTTTTGGATGCTGGCGCGCAGGGATTGAAGTCACATGGCGCGCAGATGTTGGTCGGCAGATCAGCCCAGCCGAAGAAATGGCACACGCACGCAGATTGGCAGAAGCTAAAGCCACCCGCGATGCAGAGTTGAAACGCCAGCGCGAAGTTGTGGCCGACACAGCAGAGCGCATCTGGTCAGACGGTATGGGAGCCAGCCCAGACCATCCATATCTGGCGCGCAAAGGAATCCGAGTTCACGGAACCCGTGTCACTGGTGACGGACGCTTGATGGCTCCCCTATTCACGCCAGAAGGCAAGATCTCATCGATCCAATATATCGACCAAGAAGGTGGCAAACTTTATCACGCAGGCGGTCAGACTGGTGGCTGCTTCTGGATGGTCGGCACAATGGATGAGCCTGGCATCCTTTATATTGCGGAAGGTTTCGCCACAGCTGCCACGATCCATGAAATCACAAATCGGCCTTGCATCGTCGCTTATTCTGCATCCAATATTGTTCCAGTCACCGGATCAATGCGTGAGAAATATGGCGCAACGCAGGAGATGGTCATCGTGGCTGACAATGATGCCTCCGGCACAGGCCAGAAATATGCCGACCAAGCCTCGGCCAAATATGGCGCACGCGTTGTCATGCCTCCGATCGATGGTGATGCGAACGATTACGTTGCAGCCGGACATGATCTAAAGATCTTGCTCCAACCAGCCGCATCCGATTGGCTTGTGCCAGCCGATGACTTCTGCACCAAGCCAGCACCAATCAAATGGCTGGTAAAGCACTGGCTCCAAGAACAAGCGCTCATCATGGTTCACGGACCATCAGGTGGTGGCAAAACATTCGCGGTCCTCGATTGGTCGCTGCACATGGCCGCTGGCCTTCCAGACTGGAACGGACACAAGGTCAAAGCAGGACCAGTCGTATATCTTGCAGGTGAAGGCCATCATGGCCTTAGATCACGCGTGGCCGCATGGAAGCAGCATCACAGGGCCAGAAGCCTAAATATGTGGCTCTCTAAGGCTGGGTGCGATCTCAATACGCCTGAAGGTTATCAGCGCGTCCTCGATTCCGTCCGGTCTCTGCCAACAAAGCCCAGCATGATTGTGATCGACACGCTGCACCGCTTTCTACTTGGCGATGAAAACAGCGCCCAGGACGCAAAGACAATGATCGATGCCTGCGCTGGTCTGATGAGAGAGTTCGATTGCAGCGTTCTCCTCGTCCATCACACTGGCGTGTCCGATGAAGCTCAGCATCGCGCACGCGGATCTTCGGCATGGAAAGGCGCGCTTGAAATCGAAATCAGCATCGTCCCAGCTAAAGGCGACAACCCGATGCAGATTGTTCAGCGCAAGTCCAAAGATGCTGAAGAGGCTGAGACGATCTATGCCAACCTTAATTCCGTGCCAATCAATGGATGGCTTGATGAAGATGGCGAACAGGTATCAAGCGCAGTCCTCATGATCGAGGAAGCTCCCGCAGAGCGCAAAAAGGAATCGAGGCTTGATGGGCATCGGAAATTGTTTGAAGGTGCATGGTGGGCAGCAGGTGCTGAGGTGCTCGATGGGATGCCTTATATCTCACGATCGGCGCTCCTTGATCACATCAAAATGAAGCTCGACATCAGCGAGGCATCGGCCAAACAATATGTCAAACCGAGCGTCCAGGATAAGCTCGTCGGAGCACTCACAATCGCTGAAATCATCGAACCAAAAGCACATGGATGGGCGGTAATTTGCCCAGTTACCGCTGGCGCTTTGATGATGGCGAAAAATGGGTGAAAATATGGTCGGTAATTACCGGTAACTAAAAAAAAGTTACCGCTGAAAGTGGCGTAAATCTGCGGTTTTTTAGAAGGCGGTAACTTAAATGGTAATTGAAATGGGGCAAGGCGTCGAGCGGTAACGTAACGTAACCCGCTCCTATAGGAGCGGTTACCAGTTACCGACGATGCGAACGATACCAATACGGGAGGAAATTAGAGAGATGGAAATAGATCAAATTCTGGAAGAACGAGGTTCACGATATGGCGACTTTGGAAGCCATGCGATCATCACTCAGAACATCAAGGCGGCGATGCGGCACAGCACCAACTGGAACAAGTTGCCAAACGATATGAAGGAGAGTTTGGAGATGGTGGCGCACAAGATCGGCCGCATCCTCAATGGCGATCCATCCTATGCAGATTCATGGGTGGACATCGTTGGCTATACCCAGCTGGTGGTCGATCGGCTGGAGCGTGGACAGAATGCCTCACCTGATGTATTGAACAAGAACCAGACCGAGAACGGAAACTGAGATGACACCGAAGATTGAAACGCGCTTAGTCGCAGACTTGATTCCTTACGCAGCCAACAGCCGCACGCACTCCGATGCCCAGGTGGCGCAGATCGCTGCCAGCATCAAAGAGTTTGGCTGGACCAATCCAATCCTAATTGATGGCGAGAACACCATCATCGCAGGCCATGGTCGCCTGCTGGCGGCACGCAAACTTGGCTTGGATGAAGTTCCAGCCATCATCCTCGATCATCTATCCAAGGCACAGCAACGCGCCCTGGTGATTGCTGATAACCAACTGGCGCTCAATGCCGGATGGGATATTGATATGCTGAAGGCTGAGATTGAAGATCTCAATCTGGAGAACTTCGACATCTCCCTGCTGGGCTTTGATGATAAGTTCCTCGATGGGCTGTTGGAGCCGGAACCAACTGAAGGCTTAACGGACGAAGATGCTGTTCCCGAAGTTCCTGCCATTCCAGTCACGGTTGAAGGTGACGTTTGGGTGCTGGGAAATCATCGATTGATGTGTGGTGATAGCACGAGCATCGATGCCGTTGAGAAGCTGATGGATGGCGCGAAGGCTGACATGGTGTTCACTGATCCGCCATATGGCGTGGATTATGATGGCATCAATAATGATAATCGTGATGGCCTGAACGATCTTCTGCGCGGTGCTTTTGCCAATTATTTTGCTATCTCAAAAAGTGGTGCAGCTTGCTATGTGTTCCACAGCGATCGCTGCGCTGATATATTCCACTCTGCTTTTCGTGAGTTTTTCCATTTCAGCAGCATGATAATCTGGAAAAAGAATTCTCTAACTCTGTCGCAAACAGACTTCCAGAGCATCCATGAACCTTGCCTTTATGGGTGGATGAAGGGTGGAGCACACACCTTTTATGGAGATCGAAAGCAAACTAGCGTTTGGGAATTCGACAAGGAACGCATCGAAGGTCACACAACTCCTAAGCCAGTTGCGCTAATTGAAAAGGCTTTGAAAAATAGCAGCAAGAGCGATGACATCGTTGTTGATCTATTTGGTGGTTCTGGCTCAACGCTTATTGCTTGCGAAAAAACAGGTCGTCACAACAGAATGATGGAACTCGATCCCAAATACTGTGACGTAATCATCAAGCGTTGGCAGGACTTCACTGGGCAACAGGCTGTCCACGCTGAAACTGGAGAGACATTTGATGCCTCACGTTAATCTCACCGCAAAGCAGGAAGCGTTCTGCCAAGGCATCGCTGATGGTCTTGGGCAAGCTGAATCATATCGTGCTGCTTATGATGCTGGCGACATGAAAGAGAACAGCGTTTACGTGAATGCGTCAAAGCTCATGAAGAACGCTAAGGTAACACAAAGAATTGCCGAGCTACGTTCTGAGGTTCAGGAAAAGCAGCTCTGGTCCCGTGAAATGTCCGTCAAGGCTTTGGTTCAGGCTTATCGTGAAGGCAGTGGATCGGTAAAGGTCGCAGCAGTCAAAGAGCTGAACGCGATGCACGGATATAACGAGCCTGCGAAGCTGAACATCAGCGGAAACTTAGTCAATCGCATCCAGCGCCAGGTGATCGATGACGCAGACGCTAACGATTAAGACACCGCGCTGGTTCAAGCCGTTCCTCGCTCCCAGCCGCTATAAGGGCGCGCATGGTGGTCGTGGCTCTGGCAAGTCGCACGCCTTTGCTGAGGCGGTGATTGAGGCGCACGTTATGGATCAGAAGCGACGCACCGTCTGCGTGCGTGAGATCCAGAAGTCATTGGCGCAGTCGGTCAAGCGACTGCTCGAACTCAAGATCGAGCAGCTTGGCGTGCAGTCCTATTTCGAGGTGCAGGAAAGCCAAATCAAATCTCGGCATGGCGATGGCCTGATCATCTTCCAGGGGATGCAGAACCACACCAGCGATTCCATTAAGTCGCTCGAAGGCTATGACTGCGCCTGGGTGGAAGAGGCACAGAGCCTTTCGCAACGCAGCCTCGATCTGCTCCGGCCGACAATCCGCAAGCCTGAATCTGAGCTGTGGTTCACGTGGAACCCGCTCAACAACAATGATCCAGTCGATGCACTGCTGCGCGGAGATAGTATTCCGCCAAACTCGATCGTGCGAGAGGTCAACTTCCAAGACAATCCTTGGTTCCCTGATGTTCTCAAGACCGAGATGGAATATGATCGTGGACGCGATCCCGACAAATATAAGCACGTCTGGCTTGGTGGTTACGTTGCGAACAGCGAGGCACGCGTCTTCCGCAACTGGAAGATCGAAGAGTTCGAGACGCCATCCGATGCCACGCATCGCTTTGGCGCTGACTGGGGCTTTGCTTCCGATCCAACCGTTCTGATCCGTTGCCATGTCATTGGCCGGACGATCTATGTCGACCACGAAGCCTATCGCGTTGGCTGTGAAATCATGGACACGCCTGATCTATTCTTGACCGTTCCAGAGTCTGAGAAGTGGCCGATCGTGGCTGACAGCGCCAGGCCGGAGACGATTAGCCATATGCAGCGGCATGGCTTTCCGAAGATCATGCCAGCGATAAAAGGGCCGAAGTCTGTCGAGGAAGGCATCGAATGGCTCAAGTCTCACGACATCGTTGTTCATCCAAGATGCCAGCATACGATCGATGAATTGACCTGCTACAGCTATAAGACTGATCCATTGACAGGACAAATCTTGCCAGTTCTTGCGGATCGTGATAATCACCTTATAGACGCATTGCGCTATGCGTGCGAGGCAAGTCGTCGTGCGGCCCCTAAAAAGGCAGTCGAGGTCAAACCTCTAGCAACGATGAATAGGTGGTAAATGGCTCGATTGAACAGAGAACAAAGACTCGGAAACGTGCACCAAGCTGCGCTAAACGAGTTCGACCGCTGTCAGTCGTCCATGCGCGATGAGCGTTTGCAATGCCTTCAGGATCGTCGGTTCTATTCTCTTGCTGGTGCACAGTGGGAAGGCCCGATCGGCGAGCAGTTCGAGAACAAGCCACGCTTCGAGGTGAACAAGATTCACATGAGCGTGATCCGCATCATCAACGAATATCGCAACAACCGCATCGCTGTTGATTTCGTCTCCAAGGATGGAACAAAGAACGAGCAGCTGGCGGAGACCTGCAACGGTCTCTATCGCGCCGACGAACAGGACAGCGTGGCCGATGAGGCTTTCGATAACGCTTTCGAGGAAGGCGTCGGCGGTGGCTTTGGTGCTTGGCGTCTCCGCACCGTCTATGAAGACGAAGAGGACGATGAGAACGAGCGCCAGCGCATTCGCTTCGAGCCAATCTATGACGCTGACTCGTCGGTGTTCTTTGACCTGGACGCGAAGAAGCAGGACAAGTCGGACGCAAAATACTGCTTCGTTCTCTATTCGGTGGCGCGTGAAGCCTACAAGGCTGAGTGGAACGACGATCCGACCACGTGGCCGAAAGAGATTCATCAATACGAATACGACTGGGACACTCCAGACGTTGTTTACGTGGCGGAATATTACCGCGTCGAGGAAGTGCGTGAGACGATCCGCATATTCCAGACGCTCGATGGTGAAGAAGAGCGTTATACCCAGGCTGACTTTGACGCAGACGAAACGCTCGAAGAAACGCTGGCCGCTGTCGGCACGATCGAGGTTCGCCAGAAGCGCACCAAGCGTCGTCGCGTTCACAAGTATATCATGAGCGGTGGCGGCATCCTTGAGGATGCTGGCTATATTGCTGGGAAGAACATCCCGATCGTTCCCTATTATGGCAAGCGTTGGTTCGTCGATAACATCGAGCGCTGCATGGGCCATGTTCGCCTGGCGAAAGATCCGCAGCGCCTGAAGAATATGCAGCTGTCGAAGCTCGGCGAGATCAGCGCGCTTTCGTCGGTCGAGAAGCCAATCCTGACACCGGAGCAAGTCTCTGGCCACCAAGTGATGTGGGCCGAAGACAACATCCGCAACTATCCGTATCTTCTGGTCAACCCGATCACTGGTCCGAATGGTGAGATGCAGGCGGCTGGTCCTGTTGCTTACACGAAGTCGTCTGACATTCCGCCTGCGATGGCTGCGCTCTTGCAGTTGACCGAGCAGGATATGGCCGAGATCCTTGGCAACAATCAGCAGGCCGACAAGATGGTCAGCAACATCAGCGGCAAGGCTGTTGAGCTGATCCAGACGCGCCTTGATATGCAGTCGTTCATCTACATGACCAACATGGCCAAGGCTATGCGTCGTTGCGGTGAGATCTGGCTGTCGATGGCCAAGGACATCTATGTCGAAGAAGGCCGCAAGATGAAGTCCATCGACCAGATGGATCAGGTTGCATCGGTTGAGCTTATGAAGCCGACGATCGACGCTGAGTCTGGCGAGGTCGTTTATGAGAACGATTTGAGCAAGGCTACCTTCGACGTGGCTGTTGACGTTGGGCCTTCCTTCACCAGCCGACGCGAAGCAACAGTGCGCGCTCTTACTGGTATGATGCAGGTTACGTCCGATCCTGAGACGCAAATGATCCTTCAGTCGATGGCGATCATGAACATGGATGGCGAAGGCATTGGCGACATCAAGGACTTCTTCCGCAAGAAGCTGGTTCAGCTTGGCGTCGTCAAGCCGACCGAAGAAGAACAGATGGCCATGATGGAAGCCATGATGGCTGGCCAGCAACCAGATCCGCAGTCCATGTATCTCATGGCAGCAGCGCAGGAAGCTCAGGCTAAGGCAGTTCAGGCCCAGGCTAATACCGAATACAGCCTGGCGCGTGCAGAAGAAACAAAAGCCAAGACGATGGAGACGCTCTCAAACATCGACATCGACCAGCGCAAGTCCGCGGTCGAAACGGCTGAAAAGATTGGGCAAGCAGTTGCTCAAGCGAATGTGGTTCCACCCACCACGCAATTTGGGTGAGTTTGACGGGGTAATATATGAAAACGGCAGAACTGGAGAACGACGACACGCTCGATGCTATCGAGATCAACACCGAAGCAAATGACGAAGCCGATGATGAGAACAATGCCATCTCGGATGATGAAGGTGAAGGTGAGGATGATGTTGTCATTTCGATAGGTGAGGAATCGCCACCTCAAGAGGAAGAGCAGCGTGCGCCTGAGTGGGTGCGCGAGTTGCGTAAATCAAATCGGGAAAAAGAGCGGAAGATCCGCGAACTTGAAGCAAAGCTAAATGCTGCGCCGACTGAGAACAAGCCAGTCGCATTAGGCAAGAAGCCAACACTTGAAGATTGCGATTACGATTCCGACGAATATGAACGCAAGCTCGCTGGATGGTATGATCAAAAACGTGATTACGATGCAGCCGAAGCCGAAGCAGAAGCCCAGCGAGATGCTGAAGCCAAAGCATGGCAGGACAAGCTTGATTCCTATGCGAAGGCACGAGCCTCGCTAAAGGTGCGCGATTATGAAGATGCCGAAGCTGTTGCCTTGGACACCTTCAACGTCACGCAGCAGGGAATTGTTCTTCAAGGCTCTGACAATCCCGCGTTGATTATTTACGCACTCGGCAAGAACACGACCAAGGCCAAGGAACTCGCCTCAATCAATGATCCCGTGAAGTTTGCCTTTGCGGTCGCAAAACTGGAGACTCAGTTGAAAGTAACAAATCGCAAGGCAGCAGCATCGCCAGAACGCATCATCACCAGTGGTGGTGGACGCATCTCTGGCTCTGTGGACTCAACCCTCGATCGCTTGCGTGAAGAGGCTCTTAAGACCGGAGATATGTCGAAGGTCATGGCCTATAAGCGCAGCAAGAAATCTTAATATTTTGGAGTAATTTCAATGGCTAACGCATTTTCAAAAGAAGAAATTGTTGCTTTTGAGGACATCCTCGAAGGCTTCAACGACGCTCTGATTCTCTCGAAGAACGTCACCGTATACAACACCAGCGGCGTGACGATGGAACGCGCTCGTGACACCATCTGGCGTCCGCAGCCCTACATCGCCCAGTCATTCGACCGCATCATCGGCACCTCGATTGCCTCTGACGTTTCGAACATGACGCAGCTTTCCGTGCCTTCGACGCTCGGTTTCAACAAGTGCTCTGCTTGGCAGATGAACGCTTTGGAACTGCGTGACGCATTGCAGGAAGGTCGTCTCGGCGATTCCGCAAAGCAGAAGCTGGCTTCTGACATCAACCTGTCCGTCATGGATCTGGCTGCTGCTCAGGGCACGCTTGTTGTCGATGTGGCAACTGCTCCTGGCACGTATGATGACGTTGCTCTGTGCGACAGCATCATGAACGAGCAGGGTGTCATGGCTGGCGATCGTTACCTCGCTCTGTCGAGCCGCGATTACAACGGCATGGCTGGCAACTTGGCTGTGGCGACTCGTTCGTTCACTGGCAACAAGTCGGCTAACGCATACGAGCGTTCGTTCGTCGGTGAAGTCGCAAGCTTCCAGACCTACAAGCTCGACTATGCCAACCGTTGCGCTGCCAACTCGGCAACCGTCACGATCAACACGACTGGTGCTCAGGCACAGTATGTTCCGCAAGCAACGACGACCAGCACTGGCGGCGTTCTCAACGTGGACAACCGCTATCAGACCGTCACCGTCTCTTCGACGACTGGCGTTGTTGCTGGCGATGCGTTCACGATTGACGGTATCGAAGCAGTCCACCACATCACCAAGCGTAGCACGGGCGAACTCAAGACGTTCCGCGTTATCTCGGTTGATAGCGGCACGACCATGACGATCTCCCCGCCGATCATTGGTGCTAACTCGTCGCCTACGGATGCTGAATTGCAGTATAAGAACGTTCAGGTTGCTTCGACCTCGGCGACTGCATCGATCAACTTCCTCAACACCACTGCGTCGAACATCAATCCGTTCTGGCGTAAGGATTCGATCGAACTGCTCCCAGGTCGTTACGCTGTGCCGGATGGCGCTGGCGTTGACGTTCTGCGCGCTTCGACCGATCAGGGCATCGAATTGGTTATGACCAAGAAGTTCGATCCGCTGACGTTCCAGACGCTTTACACGCTGGACACGCTCTATGGCGTTGTGATGACGAACCCTGAAATGGCAGGCATCCTGCTGTTCAACCAGGCGTAAGTCTAAACAGGGGGTGGGAGAGGCTTCGGTCTCTCCCAACTTCCATTCTAGGAGTGAATCAGATGCCGCTTAAAAAAGGTTACAGCCGGACTAGCATCGGCAAGAATATCAAGATGGAAGAAAAAGCTGGTCGCCCTAAAAAGCAAGCCATCGCCATCGCTCTCAATGTCGCTCGTGATGCTGCCATGAAGGCTGGTAAGCCAAGCAAGGCACCGAAGCGCGCTGCTAAGAAGAAAATGAAATGATGAAGCCTGGTCTCTATGCCAACATTCACGCCAAGCGGAAACGCATCGAGGCGCAGAAGGCGGCTGGCAAGAAACCTGAGCGCATGAGGAAGGTTGGAGCCAAGGGCGCTCCGACTGCCTCTGCATTCGTCGCTGCTGCAAAGACAGCAAAGAAACCAAAGGCGAAAAAGAAATGACCGACTTTCCGACTATCGTTTATCGCACGCCTGGACCGCATAAGAAACCGCGTGGCGGAACCTATGCGTATAATGGTGCTGCTGATCAGGAAGAGTTTGACGCTCTGATTGCTAAGGGCTGGTTCCCTTCCTATGAGGAAGCGGTTGCCGGAAAAGTTGGAAAAAAGATTGCTGCACCTGCGAAGGTTGAAGAAGCTCCGATTGACGAAGTGTCTGGCCCAACCCGTGAAGAACTTGAAACCAAGGCAAATGAACTTGGGGTCTCGTATGATGGTCGAACTTCTGATAAGAAGCTTGCAGAACGCATCGCAGAGGCTTTGGAGGCCTGATCATGGGATATACCAAGCGCCAGTTTGTAACAGCTGCATTCGAGGAAATCGGATTGGCAGACTATGTGTTCGATCTGTCGCCTGAGCAGTTGCAAGGCGCATTGCGGCGCTTGGATGCCATGATGATGGAATGGAACGCTCAAGGCATTCGCTTGGGCTATCCTGTCGCCAGCAGCCCACAGGACGCAGATCTTGATACACCGACAGAAACGCCTGACAGTGCATGGGAAGCGGTGATCACAAGCCTCGCAATCCGAATTGCGCCAGGTTACGGAAAGACCGTTTCGCCTGACACCAAGATGATGGCAAAGAACGCCTTCAACACGCTCTTGCAGCGTGCGACGTTCCCGCTCGAGAAGCAGTTGCCTGAGACCATGCCGATCGGTCAGGGCAACAAGCCTTGGCGTTGGGATAATCCGTATGTCTATCCTCCAGCCGATCCTGTGGATGCTGGGCCGGATGGTCCTATTGAGTGGAGTTAAAGAAATGCCAACTATCAATCAGCTTCCGTTAATTACGCAGCTTTCAATGGGGGACAATCTTGTCCTCTGGGTTCCGAATCAGGGTGACAGTCGTCGCGCCTCTATCACGACTTTCGTCCAGTTCATTGAAGAGAACTTTGATGGCGTTGTGGCTCAGACAGTGCAGACCACGCCAACAACCTATGCTCAGCTTCCTGATCCAGTTGGTATCGCTGGAACTCGAGCATTCATCACTGATGGAAGCACGTCCACCTTCAACGCAACTGTTGCTGGCGGTGGTGCAAACGCGGTTCCCGTGTTTAGTAATGGCACAAACTGGAAGGTCGGCTAATGGCTTATATTGATCCCTTTTCCCCTAATTATGGCTCGAACATCGTTGCAACACCTGGTGCTTCGTCTGCATCAGTGACGATTCCAGCCGGAGATAATTGCGTTCGCTTGGTAAACACCGGAACGAACGTCTGCTATGTTCGGATTGGCGAGACTGCGGCAACTGCAACGACTGCTGATCTGGCTGTCCGTGGCGGCAGCGAAGTCATCATTCGCAAGCCTCTCGGCTATAGCAAGTTGGCGCATATCTCCGCTTCTGGCACAACGCTGAACATTCAGACGGGCAATGGCGGCGTCTAAGGACTCCCGCCTAGCTCGTGCTGGTGTGGCTGGCTTTAACAAGCCAAAGCGCACTCCAGGACATCCGAAGAAGTCGCACATCGTCGTCGCCAAAGAAGGCGATAAGATCAAGACGATCCGCTTCGGAGAGCAAGGCGCGAACACTGCTGGCAAGCCAAAGGCTGGCGAGTCTGAGGCGATGAAAAAGAAGCGTGCGTCATTTAAGGCGCGCCATGCTAAGAACATCGCCAAGGGCAAGATGAGCGCAGCTTATTGGGCGGACAAGGTGAAGTGGTAATATGGTCCAGATCTCGATCCTGAATGGCATCTATACGGACAATGGGCCGGACTTTCGCACGTCTTATCCAGTCAATATGATTCCAGTGCCAAAGGGAAATGGAATCAGCGAAGGCTTTCTGCGTCCTGCTGATGGCGTTGTCAGTAACGGAACTGGCCCAGGCATTGATCGTGGCGGCATCAACTGGAATGGCGTCTGCTATCGCGTGATGGGTTCTAAACTTGTCAGCGTCTCCGCTACTGGCACAGTTACGATCCTCGGCGATGTTGGTGACGATGGCCAGCTTGTGACGATGGATTACAGCTTCGATCGGCTGGCAATCGCTTCAAGCGGACACCTATTCTACTGGTCTCCCAGCCTTGGCCTTGTCCAAGTCACAGACGCGGACATTGGCGTGGTCATTGATGTTGTCTGGGTGGATGGTTATTTCATGACAACGGATGGCGAGTTTCTCATCGTCACCGAATTGCTTGATCCGACGCAGGTCAATCCTCTGAAATATGGATCATCGGAAGTCGATCCAGATCCAGTGATTGCTCTGCTCAAACTTCGTAACGAGATTTATGCGCTGAACCGGAACACCATCGAAGTGTTCGACAACGTGGGCGCTGAGCTATTCCCGTTCCAGCGCATCGATGGAGCGCAAATTCAAAAGGGATGCGTTGGCACGTTTGCGTGCTGCGTGTTTGTTGAGAACATTGCTTTTGTTGGTGGCGGACGCAATGAATCTCCTGGCATCTACATGGGCGCTAATGCCACTGCGAATAAGATCAGCACGCAAGAAATCGACCAGATCCTTCTGCAATATACAGAGGAAGAACTGGCCTTGGTGAAACTTGAGGCGCGCAACGATAAGGCGCACCAGCATCTCTATGTTCACCTTCCCGATCGCACCATCGTCTTTGATGCAGCTGCATCGCAGGAACTAAATCAACCAGTCTGGTTCACGTTGACCAGCAGCATTGAAGGCTTCTCAAAGTATCGCGCTCAGAACCTTGTCTGGTGCTATGATAAATGGCTCGTTGGAGATCCGACAGACAACAACATCGGATATTTCGTCGATAACATTTCGACGCAATGGGGGCAGACCGTGCGCTGGGAGTTTGGCACGACGATCGTCTATAATGAAGGACGCGGCGCAATCTTCTCAGAGCTTGAGCTTGTCGGATTAACTGGTCGCGTTCCGCTTGGCGCTGATCCTTATATCAGCACGAGCTATTCCATTGATGGTGAAACGTGGAGCCAACCCAAATCAATCAAGGCTGGCAAGATCGGACAGCGCCAGAAGCGTCTTGTCTGGTTCCAGCAGGGATGGATGCGTAACTGGCGGATTCAACGCTTCCAGGGAACATCCGACGCGCATATTGCTTGCGCTCGTCTTGAAGCACGAATTGAGGCTCTTGCGTTCTAATGGCCAGACAAAAACTCAGTTTGACTCGTGATCAGTTCGCATCGTTCCTTAGCGACTTCGAGCAGATTAAGCAGTTTGAGCTATTGTTCTCAACGGTTGACACGATCGACACGTTGACGCTCGACGAGATCAATGTCTCTGCCGGAACCGCTAA